ATTGCTAGGGCTGGTGCAGGTAAAGAGTCTGGTGCAGCATCTCGTGTTGTTCAAGCGTTTACACAAGCATCTGATGCTTTAACAAACGTAGCTAGATTGCCTATTACTACAACAGGCCCAATGTTCCAGCAAAAACAATTTAATAGTTTGCTTACCGCACCTCTATCTGCACTAAATCAAGAGATGTCAGACACAACTTCACAAAAGATGCAGACTCGTATGGTTGGTGTTGCTCGTAGTTTGGCATCACTTGAGTCTGGCGGAGCAGCAACTGGATTGGTTGGATTGGCTAATAGTATTGAATCTGGTATTTCAATCCCTGCTGGAGCTAAACTAGAAGTAGCTATGGATAAATTAGCTGAGATGCGTCGTATTGTTGAATCTTCTTCTGAAGCACAATTAAGCGATAAAAATTTATCAGATGAAAGAAAACAGCTTATTCAGCAAAAATTGGAGCTTGTTCGCAAAGCCATTCCATTTACCCAAGAAGAGCTTGATAAAGCATCTAATGCGGCTAAAAAGAATCCAAACATGAGCTTTACTGAGTTTGCTACTAAAAAATATGGTAGCGAAGAAAAAAATGTTCAAGGAACTGGCACTAAAGAAGACCCAATTAAACTAGATTAAAGACTACTATGCCAGTATACGAATACCAAGGTCAGCATTACGATATTTCTGAAACTGACCCAGTAAAAGCAAAAGAAAAGATTATTGCTCATCTTGGCGGTACTGAAGCAAAAGTTCCTGCAGAACCATCTAAAGAAGATAAATTTGCTGGAATGATGGATTTTCAAAAAGAACAGCAACAAAAGATGCAAGAGTTTACTAAAGAACTCACTACTCGTGACCCATCCAAAGCAGGTAAGGTTACCAGTGAACAGGCTTTAGAAAAGATTAAATCTGGCGCTATGACTGGAGCCGCAATTGGCGGTGGTGTTGGTATGTTTGGAGGCCCTGCTGCAGCCGTTGGTGGCGCAGCTATGGGCGGTCTTGGTGGTGCAGTTGGAGGTGGATTAAGCGCATTAGCTGAACAATTAGGTTATGGTGAAAAAACGCAACAATTTGCCGATATGATTGGTATGGGCGTGGTCCCTGCACAAGCTGGTATCAAAATGATTGCAGAGAACAAATTAGTTCAGCAATCTAGCAATTTGGTTAGTGACCTAGCTAAATCCATGATTCCTAAATATGGCACTATCCGTAAAATTGCATCATTTCTTCCTCCGGCCAAAATATCAGGTTCTGCAGCAGAACAAGCATTAGGCGAAAAAGCTATTACTGCTGGTGCTACTACTGAGGCTCGTGATGCCTTTAAAGCTGAATTACAAGCTACTCATGGGGAGGGAGCCAATGTTAACAAGTTATACGAAGATGCCAAAACTGGATATGACCAAGCCTTAGCTGAAAAGACTGGTGCAGGTTTAAGGTCTGACTTACAAGCAGCACTTAATGAGCTTCCTAAAGAATCTCGTGCCTCATCTGCAGGTAAGATTAGACAGTTATTCTTGGATAAAGAAGGCAATGCCTTGGATGGTAACGCTGTTATTAACAATCTTAAATCTGATGAATTTAAAGCATTAAGCAAAAAAGAACAAGATATTGTTAGAGAAGCAGTAAACAAGTTTATTCCAGGCGGTGCTGAGAAAGTTGCACGCAATGCGGCTGAAAAAGAATTTGTGGCTATTGCTAAAGATACTCTTCCTGAATTATTTAAAAGTGGTAACTATCAAATAATTAATAAACAAATGGCTAACTTTGCTAAAGATGAAGCTGGTCAAAAAGTATTTAAACAAGAATTGGCTTATTACCTTAAGGGTCGTCCTGTAGAACAAGCTAAAACTCTTTGGTCTAATATTGCTCCCAATGTAAAGCAAACTATTATTAAAGACCCAGTACAATTTCAAAAGATTAGTGATGTAATTAACAACGCTAAAACTGGTAAAGATGTGTCTCGTGCAGCAAATTTATTAATCAAAGCTGGTTATATGGTTAATATTCCACAGGAGAATCAATAATGCCCCTCAAATCAGGTTCATCCCAAAAGACCATTTCATCTAATATCTCCAAAGAAGTGAAGGCTGGTCGTCCACAGAAACAAGCAGTAGCAATTGCGCTTTCTAAAGCTAGAGCAGGTAAACCACCTTCAGGCAAGACTAGAAAGAAAATGAAATAATGTTTATATTGCTGATTGACCCTGCTGGTGCTTTAGTTGACTTTGGTGTTCGTTGTATGGCAGAAGGTCATACTGTTAAGCAATACGTTCGTCCACATGGTCAAGAGCGTTCTAAGATTGGTAAAGGCATTATTGACCAAGTCTTAAACTGGGAACTGTACATTAAACAAGCAGACTTAATTGTTTTGTCAGATAACGCATTTGAAATGCGTAAATTGGAGAAATATCACGAAGAGGGTTATCCAATCATTGGGACAAACGAATTAGGTGCAAAGATGGAACTAGACCGTGATTATGGTCAAGAAATTATGCGTAAGGGCGGATTAGCTGTCGTTCCTTCGTTTGAGTTCCATGATTACAACTCTGCCATAGACTTTGTTAAAGCTAACCCTAAGCGTTATGTATCCAAGCCATCTGGTGACGCTGACAAAGCCTTATCTTATGTTTCCAAGTCTCCTGCTGATATGGTATTTATGTTGCAACGTTGGAAAGCAAACGGTAAACAACGGGACTTTATTCTCCAAGAATTTGTGCCAGGTATTGAGTTTGGTGTAGGTGCTTGGATAGGCCCTCATGGATTTAATAGAAACGTTGCCGAAGGGTTTGAGCACAAGAAACTCATGTCCGGTAACTATGGATGCAATACAGGTGAGCAGGGTACAGTTCTCAAATACATGACCGAATCCAACCTGTTTAAAGACACTCTTAAACGGTTTGAAGACTACCTTTGCTATATTGGACACACGGGATTTGTAGACCTTGCTTTCATTATTGATGAAAAAGGTGAACCTCGCCCCCTAGAATGGACTATGCGTAAAGGGTGGCCTTTCTTTAATATTCAACAATGCGTTCACAAAGGCTCTGTTGTTGATTGGATGGTAGACTTAATTAATGGCAAAGATTCTCTCAAAGTTAGCTACGACACTGCTTGTGGTATCGTTATCCCTATTGGGGATTACCCTAGGTCTAAAACTACTGGGCGTGACCATTCTGGATTTCCTATCTATGGTTTACCCGACGACCTTTCAAAAGATTTTGCCTTATGTGAGGTAATGGTTGGTAATGCCCCTCAGAACGACGAGAACGGTGTTGTAGAGCGTCCTTGCTTGGTTACGGCAGGTGACTATGTCCTAGTGGCAAACGGGTCAGGAAAGACCGTTAAAGAAGCCTGTGAGCGTGCATATAAAAATGTCAAGAAAATTGATATTCCTGACTGCATTAACGTACGAGATGATATTGGCGAAGGTATGGAAGAAGCTATTCCACAACTGCAAAAATACGGTTACGCAGAAAATTGGACATATGAGTAATGGCATTAAAGAATCTACCTCCTCCTCCACCAATTAGTCAGGCATTAGATACTCGCCAATGGCGTGATTGGTTTTATTCAGTATTTTCAGGAGTTAATGGAAATAACAATAATTTAGGCACAATGGCGCTTCAAAATGCCGATAACGTCAATATTACTGGTGGTTCAATTACCAATGTAACGTTATCAGGAATAACCATATCAGGAAGCGAAGAGTATCAAACAGCAACACAAGGACAGACCGTTTTTACATTAAGCACCTTTACTTACAGAGTTGGTGCTAAATCTATATATGTATATGTAAACGGAAGCAAACAAGTTAATACCTTAAACTATACCGAAACTAACCCAACTACTATAACATTTGCTTCAGGGCTAAACGCAGGTGATATTGTTGAATTTACTAAAATCTAAATATTATGGCTATCAATTTAACCGACGACGAACTCGAAGAACTTGTTGAAAAAGTAACCGAAAAAGTATTAAATAACCTTTATTCATCTGTTGGCAAAAATGTCATTCAGAAATTCTTTTGGATTGTGGGCGTCCTTGTTATTTCTATCTTGACATGGTTTGCTGGTTCAGGCCATTTGAACGTTAAATGAAAGAAATATTAAAACAACTTCTTACCGGCAAAGATAACCAAACCTTAGATATTGGTCGGGTAACTTGGTTACTAGGTTTTATTGCTGTAATTGCTATTGCTGGATACGAGGTTATGAATGCACAAGTTAGCCTTAGAGAGCTTGCTGAGGCGTTGGGGATTGTCTCTGGTGCAGGTGGGGCAAGCGTTATGATGAAAAAGGACGCAGAACCACAATGAATTTTTTGCTTAAATTGATAGGTGGTATTGGTGGACAAACTTATATTTATATTGCTCTTGTACTTGGTAGCTTTGGTGCTGGCTTTTATGTGGAGCATCTTCGTTATATGGAATACCGACAAGAAGTCCAAATCGCCGCAGAGAAGCAAATTGCTGAAAACGAAGCAAAGATTAAAGAACAGGAATTAATTAATGAAAACATTAAACAAACTTATGAAGCTAGGCTTACTGGCATCCATACTTTCTATAGCGGGATGCTCAACTCCCGTAGCGGTGCAGTGTCCAGCGTTCCCAACGCCACCATCACAGTTAATGGAGAAACCCATAACATATTATCTGTTGCCGAAGAATGCGCCGCAACAACAGCGCAACTAATTACTTTACAAGACTGGGTTAATCAACAGATTAGCTTAGAAATCAAATAGTCAAGCCACCAAGAGGGTATGCTTAACCTAGTTGTTTTGTGGCTTTCCAACTAGGCCATCAACGAATCGGGAGT